CATATATTCTACTTAATTGATAAGAACTAACTTCAAGTGAGTTTCTGAAAAGATAAGTGTTTGAAATGTAAGGTGCTTTAGTAGGAAGCATATCACTCCAGAAGAATGACTGGTCTTCTGTTTTACTTAAAGTAATTTGCTCCATTACATAATCTAACATCTCTGCAGGAGTCTGCATTACTGTGAGCGTAGATGCATTATTAACTGTATCAATTAATAAATTCTTAAAAATTATATATTGTCTGCTGTTATAAATCAAAGAGTCAAATAAGCTATGATCCTGTTTGCGTAAGAATGTTCCTGGTAATACTAAACTTGCACTGTTTTGTATAATTGCATTACCCCATGGAACTAAGTTACCTAAATCACGATAATTATTTGGACCAAATACTTTACCAACTGTGTTAGGATTATTGTAGAAGATACTCTGATATTGACTGCGTATCTCTCCAACATTAGCAGTTGTTATATTTGCATTGAATGGGTTATTGCTAAGATTAATAGGAATCTGGTAGTATGCGGTAGGACTTACTTGACTACTATAAATCAATACTTGAACAGTTCCACTAACATTCAATAAAATATCACTTAATGTTGGAATAGTAATAGTTGTAGTAGTATCAGTAGTTGTTACAGTGTATGAAGTTGTTGCTAAAAATTCATTATCAATATATACTTGAACCGTAGGCCAATTAGTTGAACTAGAACTGTTTGGTGCTATGTCACACACAAATACATTAGATATAGTTGGATCCCAAGAAAAGTCAAAAATTTGATATTGTATGCTAGGTGATACTGCTGTCTGCCATCCTAATTGTCTAACAAGATTTAAATTAGCAAAAGTTACAGTATTAGCTGATCCAAAAGTTATCTGAGGCAATGTATAGTTATAAACATAACCTGTGTTTACATTTTCTGTTACAGGAGAAACACCTTGAACATATGTAAATGTTTGAGAATTTAAAGTGACATCAAAACTAATGTCACCAATATTATCAACTGAACTATATCGTATTGGGAATCCTAAAATAGGATCACTTGTACCAGTGCCTATTCCATATGCAAATAATGTTGAACCAGTAAATGATGAGCCACTGTATACTGTTTTGTCACCAAAACTAATACCGTTATTGTCAAACACATCAAATTTTGGTGCTTGATTTATTGTTATTTTTTGTTGTGCTTGTATCCAATTGATACCATCATAATAAAAATCTTTACCTTGATAGTTATATCCTCTGTATACCGCAGTTTGTTCTTCAACTAAAACCAATCCATCAGGTGCTTCAGATAATGTAATGATGGGGTCGCTACCTTGAGATATAGTAGAGAATTGTGCTACATATATTTTGTTTCTAACATTGCTATCAGTATCTACAGCAAAAACAACTCTTGCACCATCAAAGATAGAATAGTTATCTAATGATGTATCCGCTGTTACTAATGTCGCTGTTGATGTACCTGGTACTATAGATTGATCATACCAAAACACAGTCAATACTGTGTTTGATCCAACTACCTGAATATTACTGATTTGTGTTATTTGTGGCAACAAATCAGTTGAATCTGTAATATATTGATTAATTTCAAATAAACCAAATACATTTGCTGTAGGAACTGTAATGGTTGTAGAGTATGGATATGCTAATGCAGGTGTACTACCAGAACCATTAATTAATGTTAGTGTTGGACCTTGTCTTGTATTTGATAGTGTTATACCGTTGTTATTACTATTGATTGATGTAATGTAATAAGTTTCACCTGATACTAAGTTACCAATCGTAGAACCGGTAACTGTACCAGTACCTGTACCAGGACCAGTTGCAACGAATGTAACTCCCACTGCATTAATCGGTGCACCAACAAGAGTAAAATCAGTATCTCCTAAACTAAGAATAGTGTAGGTATGACCAGTAATAAGAGTTCCAGCAGAATATATACCAAATGAAATAGTATCATTTACATATACTCCAATAAGATTATTCAATACAACTTCATTAGTCTGTGCAAGTGTAGCTGTGGCTGTTTTTGTAACATAACCAGTCACTGGTGCAATAGTTGCATTACCAGTGGTATACCCTGCAGTATCTGGATAATAGTAGTTTGTTCCTTCTACATCTAAGAATGCATTAGTTGTCTTAGTGTCAATAAAATCGATAGGATTTTTACCAATTGCACCAGAATCAAATAATCTTAGATTAGGATAAAATTCAATTATTGGTCGTGCAGCTTTATTATCTGCTGTTGCTAGTTGAGTTACTAACTCAGGTGTATTATTATAAGCAGCGGTAGCAGTTATCACATCAATGTGAAACCAACGATTGGCTCTTGACCATGGGTTTCTATTGATTGCGTTTCTTGCAATAGTTATATAATCAGGGTACAGTGAAATGTACAAACTAGCATCATAGTTACCAACATCATATGTGGTAGTATCATATGGAATATATTCTGCCTCTGAGAATAAACCAGGTGATACCAATGTTGTCACTGGAATTAGTTCAATACTAGTACCGACTCCTTCAACATAATATTCAACATTATTATAACTTTCAGGAAATACATTTCCTTGAAATAAGACTTTTAGACCGTTTGTGAATACAACCCCATTAGGACTTGTGTAAGTTTGTTTACCTAAAATCTGTGTTTCTACATTTATCTCACTGGTATAATTACTATCAATTAATCTAATTACACCTACTTCAGAAGCGGATGTACCGTCTTGATAATATAGCGTATCTAATACTGCACTGTTGTAGGGTATTAATTCTATAAAGCCTTCAACATTTTTAAAGAAATTTCTATTAATCCATTCAGTACCAAACTTAACATTAATGTTTTGTCCACTTGGTATTTGATCACCAATTGTTAATTCAATAGTTGGGTTAGCGCCTTCGCCTACTAATGAGATATTATAAAAGTTTGACTGATTGTCAGCACCAGTGTTATAGAACATCATAGTTAGTCCATCTAATGATGTGACTCCATCTATGCCTCCAATTTGCAATACGGGAACACCATTAACTTGGTCATATGGTAATGTTGATACTACATCAACTGTATTATTGCCTGGAAGAACATACTGATCTAATGCATCAGTATATGGCACAGTAAATGTAACTGTACCTGTTTCTGCGCCGTTGTTAGTAACACCGTATACATCTCGTGTCTGTACATTAGGTTGAGTTGGGCTGTATCCAGTAACACCAGGTGCACCTTGTATCCAAAATTGACTTGATTGATTTACAGCAAATGTATATGTACCACCACGAAGTAATGTTAATGTGGGGTTAGGTGCACCAGTGGTTTCTGCGTCTGACGAAATCAAATATGCACCAGATCCATTTGTAACATTATAATTTACATAATTATATACCAAATTATTTGAGACAATTACTCTTTCTGGTCCAACAGGCAACCAATAGTATTGATTGAAGTTAATTATTTTATCTAAATCAGTAAAACTATCCCATGAGTAAAACTGACTATTGAATAGTCTGCTATTATCACTTGTCAATCCACCTTGTAGATTTAATGCATCCATGAACGCAGGATAGCTAATAAAATCATTTGCAGTAGCAGTTTGTGGTTTTAAAAATACAACCCCTGGATCTAATTGATAATCTGTTCTTGTTTTTGTAGGCTCAACAACATAGTAATCATTAGGATTAACACCATATCCAAACTTACTTCCAACATATCCTTGTATCTTTTCAGTATTAGGCTGTGCTACTAACTGATCTAATGTTGCCGATAGGAATTGAGCATTAGTTGGTGTTTTGAATATTTCGGGTAGAAAATCTATAGTTCTGATTCTTGTTGCCATCGTTAAGTCTCTTGTTATAATTATACTTATGCTATCTGTAATTCAGCTGGTGTGAGAGAAGCAATTACTAATACATCATTAGCGGTTGCTGCATTTACAAATATTTCATACGGTAAACATTTAATTTCATATAAATCACCAAAATGTAATGTTGGATCGTTTGGCACAAGTACACATGAGCTAACTAAATCTCCAATAGTTGAATGAATATATGCACTTAATTCACTGAAATAGAAAGTGTCTCCAAAATCCCAATTATTGATATTGAAATAATTATTCATCTGTGTTAATACTGCACTACGGATTTCACTATCACTTGCATTCGTATTAGCATTTTTAATAACCTTAATAGTACCACGCAATGCTGGATCAGCTTTAGGTCCAAACAAAGGCTTGAAGACAACACTATTTAAAATAGCACTGTCTGATAACATTTTGTAATTTTGAATTAAAGGATATGCGGCATTTAATTCAGTAATAGTTGGCTGTGCTGGTTCAGGAATAGTATTTGTACTATCTTGAATATAATTTTGATAAGCAGTGTAGTATGCTTGAGTTACTACATACAGATCAATAATATTAGTTGTAGCAGGATCAATGCGTGTAGTGTTGTTACTATTATGTCTATATTGATATTGCAAACCTTGACGACCTGGCTTCATACTGTATAGTGTTTGAGCAACTAAAGTATAGAAAGGTGTAGTGACTGTAGGATCTTGTACTGTGATATAGAAAATTCCAGTGATAGATGTTGATGGATCAGTTTCATTATATGCATAAAATAATTGTCCAACTGGGTAATCATATTTTACAACTTCAATATCATTTTTTGTTGCGTATTGTGATATAACATCTGAGCTAGGTATCAACTGTTGTCTTGTTAAATTAACTGCATCTTGAATAGTTTGGAAGAAAGTGTATACACCAATGTTTGATGCACCAAATACATATCCGGTAACTTCACTGAAGAAATCAGGGTCATCAATTATATTTCTATCGTATGGATCGATACTAGCAACTTCTACTTCAAAGTCATCAATATACCCATCACTTTGTACAGTTTGTCCAATAATGCTAGCAGTGATTGGCATCATTAATGGATATTTAGAATTAGGTTGTGTGTTAGTTTCTAATACTTTTACAAAGTCTTGTAATATCTCACCAGAGAAAGGATCATACACAAGTTTACCCTGTTCAAATGTAAATCGTATATCTGATACACTACCAAAATAATAAGCCAATGAGCGATATGTTACTGTATAACGGTTGTATCCCGGTTGGCTAGTAAAGTTAACAAAATAATTATTATCATCATAAGCACCGATACTCCAGCGATCTTGTGCAATGCTTAATGAATTGTCGAAAATCAATGAGAAATTTTGTTGAAGTTCCATTCTCACTAATGCTTCTTGTATTACTGCACTAGGCAATGTGTTATCAAATGCAGGTATTACAGTAGATAATATAGCACCATATGGGATATATCCATTTAATGTTACTGGACCTGTTCCATTAGCAAATTGTCCTAATCCATTATTATATCCATCACCTACAACATTCAATACAGTAGTCCAAATATAAGTTATATCTGATGGACTTGCAATACCACTGACCAATCTATATGAACTATCAAAGAAATATCCTGCAGGTGCAACAAATTTCAATAATGCACCCTTAGTTATATACTTTGCATTGTATGTAGAGTATGTTCCTATTGGGATAGGAGTATTGTTTCCGCCTATGATATTATAAAAATAACCAGTTAGACTATTTGCATCTACTGTACTAGTTTGCCAAAAAACAGTTCCATCACCTGGATCACTAACTAATGTTGTATCTGATGATGGTCCTACTGCATATCTAGGAAAGTTTTGTAGATAATATTGTTCCGAACGGGTATCACCTAAAATAGCCACTAGTGTGTCTGACAAGAAGGTTATGATATCACCAGTAGAATTTATAACTAATAATGAATTACCAATAGTTTCATCTAACCACATTCCACCATCGTTGGCAAAACTGTTTGTACTGGAATACTTTCCAGTTGGATCTAATAAATCTAAATTTTTACTAACACCGATACTACTACGATTTATTGCCTTTGACTTGATAATTGAACTATACAAAGTGTATGGGAAATTATTATAGTCTTCGCCGTTAACCATACGATTTTGTGTATAGTAGCGAGTTGGTGCTCGTTGTTTAATATCAGCTAATGACTCACGAACTTGTGCAGTTGATACTGGAACTTGTAATGCTAAACCAACAGTTAATGTTTCCACACGACCTACTCTGCTAACATAACTCATAGACACACTGATGTTCTGCATCTCAGTTGGATCAATAGTATAAGTTAATGCGTTACCTGCACGAACATATGCTAAGAAATTTCCAACTGGTATATTACTAAAAACACCATCACCAAAAATATAGCTAACTTGGTCGTTGTATCCACTATTTACAGAAAATATATTCTTTGCGGCTGACTCTGTTTGTAAATATGCGTCTGCGTATACATTGTCTACTTGATTCCAAAGACCTAATGCACCGTTTGATTGACTAATCTGATATAACCAGGTATCAGTATTATTAACACCCTGTATTTGACCTATGTCAACTACTTGATTAGATATTTGATTAGGTAAGTTAAATGGGAAATTTTGTAATGAGCCCTGTTTGAAATAAAAGAAGAAACCAGTATTTGGACTACCATACCCTAATTTATCATTGCGATATAGCATATTGAATTGGTTGGTAGGAGCTGGTGGAATTTCATAGATAAAATCTGTACCAACTGATGTTACACTACATAACTCAAAGTTCATGTTAATAGCATTAACTTGAGTCTTAAATGGAATTACAGGTGATGTGCCAGCTGGTATTTGAATTGCATACTCGTCAGTTTTTACTCCCACGATTTGTGCAGAGTTTCCAGGGCGGCCAACTTGTTGAGTGTTAATCAATGTTGCGTTAACAATAGTATTGAATTGGTTTAGCCAATTAGTATTAGCAGGATCGTTCCATAATACAGGGGTATTGCCTAATGGTGTTCCGTTTAAATCAGTAAGGTTTTGAGTAGTTTGAATACTTGTTACTTTTAAATAACCTTGACCAGCAATATTGCGCTTAGGAGTATAGCTTACTAAATTTGCTAATTTAATAACGCTATCTCTGCGTTCAGCAGTATCTATAAAGTTTTCTCGGGTATTTAAGTCATTACGAAAGGCCAAACCCTGACCCATGAATGCCATAACATCTAATAAGGCAATAAATTCTGAACTTTCAATATAGTCATTAAAAGTTTCAGGGTAATATAAACGCAAGTAATCTATAAAGTTCTTGCGTAATGTTTCGTAATCATAACTATTAAAATCAGCTTGATTAAATGTTTGGTAGATGGCTTTCCAGTCATTTACCCCAAAAATTGCTGATTGTTTTGAACTTGTAGCCATAATTTGTCTCTTTCATGTATTTATCATTACAGAAACCAGTGGTTTTTAAGGTTATTGTATAACAGCAATATTTGTTGCGCTGTTAAAGAATACGCTTAATAAAGAAGCTTGGTTGAACGGAGCCACAGCTAATTCAACTTCAAGTAATATACCAAGGTCTTGCGGATATGCTTTTACTGAGTTTAATATCATTCTAGGGTCAAGACTGGCTACTCTGCGTATTTCATCTTCTAATTGAAATTGCACATCTGCTGTGTTTGGGTCAAATACAAAACTCCATAGTGTAGTTCCATATTGAGGTTGTCCAACTTTTTCACCTTGTCTAATATTCAATGCATTGACAAAATCACGGACCACTAATGGCGCATCTACTATTGTATACTTTTTTCCAAGTATAACAGGTTGTACGATTGAACCATCGCCACCATCTACTCCGGCATTTAACGAAGTTGATCTGGGTTGGTTCGCATCAATTGTACTAAATCCGATATATGATGGCATTGTTTAATCCTATATATTATTTATGTTATCCAAATAGTGACCCAAACAATGAATTTTTG